CTGGTATTGTCACTGCGCCGGTCTCTTGCATACGGACCGGCGCAAACTTATGAGATGAACGCGAACTTACTCCTTACAGGAGAGCAAGCTAACCTTTTCTTTCAAATCTGCCAGCGCCTCACCAAGTGTTTCTCTCTCCGCTTTCTCTTCCTTTAATGCCTCCACCAGTAGCGCTATGATGCCATTATATTCAACAGCATAATGTCTATTATCCAGTGTATTTTTCGTAATTGGCTCACCAGCCTCGCCCATTTCTTTGGTTTCTACGGGGTCGTAAATCGTACTAATGATTTCTGGAAGCACTTCCATCACTTCTTGTGCAATAACGCCAGCCGAAGGTAAATCCGTTTCTTTCCAATTAAATGTAACCCCCCTTATTTTACTCAACTTCTCAAGCGCATCGGGGATTTGTTGTATTTTATCTTTAAAATCGGCGTCAGATGTTTGTGTCAACGACTTGCACGTTACACCTTCACTGACATACATATTTTTCTCAAAATACGATGTCCCATCAGTTAATATTCTTAGCGCTCTCGATGTGTATGCGCCAGTCTCACTATAGGTGAAAAGACACCAATCGTAAGCGTTATATTGGCCATATGCGATTCTATTGATATTGGTATCGTAGTGCTTGCAGGCAATAAGTTGGGAACCCGTCGATTCGGATGGTCGTAATACCATAAGCCCTTTCCATTCAGAACTGCCAATCGTTATATTGGTGACCCCATCATACAGCAACCTCTTCCAAGGGTGCGTAGTGTCACTTTCACTGGCGGAGTTACAGAATCTGAAAAAAGCTTCATTGGACATGTTAACAGCCAGTTGCCCCCGTCGTTCGGCACCGTATGAGGACTGAACAACAACAGCAGCTGATGTGCCAACAGCATAACTTCCCGCCCCGAAAAAGCCCGAAGCCCCGTCTAAAGAGTCAGGCAAATTATCTTTTTTTAAACCAAGACCAAAAGCCCCAATACTCATTTTATCTTTATCAAGCGCGGTAAAACTTTTAATCGTAACTTTCGTGCCATCTGGCGCCGTGAGTGCAACACCGCCTGTGCCAGTCATAATCTGCTGCCAGCCGTCCATTTGCGCTTGATAGTATCCAAGCGTAGCCGCCAGTTGATTAGACCATGCTGCCGTACTCGCTGATTCGGCTACCATGATCGAATATTTGGAGGCATTAAAAGCCTTAAATATTGGCTGGGCCAGCTCTATCGACGTATCGCTAATGACACGCTTAACCTGATAGACGCCATCAACCCCTGCATTAGACGATACAAACAGCACGGAGCCATTCGTAATGCCCAGCTTAGCATCGCTCCACTTTGTGCCGGTGCCGGTAATAGTGGTTGCATTCAATGCGCCCGTGATCGTGCCTGTCGCGTATAAAGACATAATATTTACTCCAATAAAAAACCGTCGAAACGGGAATTAAAACTATGAATGGAATTGAGTAGCGTTGGCTTTGAAAGCAAATGCGGAGGTTTCAGCTAGTGTGACGGATTTACCGCCATTCAGACCATGCGATGAGCTAATGATTACTTTCGCAACAATTTCCTTTGCTCCTGCCGCGCATAATAAACCGGCAGAAAATGACCATGCGTCATTCTTTGACATATCCTTCGTAACATCGAATTTAGTAATGCCGTTAATTAGTATTCTGGCCCTTATTGAAAAAACGGTATTTGTGCTGCTTGCACCATCTACAATAACCTGTGCAGCAGGAATTGATACGTAAGTGGGATAGTCCATACCTCCCGCATATATAATTTGTGACTCTATTGAAATAAGCCCCGACTTTGTAAATTTCACTTCTGGGATTGTCCCAGCAGCTGTTACATCACCAACTATTTTTTCAGCATAGATAGTGCCTTTAAAATATCCATCATTCCCATTAATGGTACCGGTGAATACTCCATCTGATGCATAGATAGTTCCGCGAACAGTGACGCCACTGAACTCCGCATTTCCATTTTTATCGATGCGCCAGCCAGCCTTACCCGCGACGTAATTGTTTGACTGGATATAGCTGCCAATTTTGGCGTTAGTAATAGATGCATCTTGAATCATTGCAGAAACAATAAAAGTTTGTGAACCTTGCACGAAGAACGGTAACGTATACCCGTTCGTAGCTGGATTTAACACAGCAAACTGATCAGCGCTGGCTAAAATACGTGTGCTCACCGTCCCTGCCGCGTTTACTTCGGCCCCAATTGACAAACCGGCTGCATAATATTTCCCTTTATACGTGATACCGGCACCCATGCTGTAAACGGAACTACCCGTTCCATCTTTGTTAAAGATAGTTTGGCCGCGAACTTGAATAGCCGCCGTGTTTTCTCCGACCGTCGATGTTAAGCCGGTTATTTTTTCCGATAAGGCTTTATCACTATCTGCAACGGTTTTTTCTAAGGCAGTGATATTGCTATTAGTGGTATCAGTTTTTGAATTTAGCCGGGTGATTTGCTGGGATAATGCTTTTTCGCCATCCGCAACGGTTTGGCTTAATGAACTCAGGGATGCATCAGTTTTATCCGTCTTAGCATTTAAATTGGTAATATCTGTAGCTGTTGAACTCTCATTATCAGAAACAGTTTGGGAGAGCTTCGCTAAACTCGCGTTTGTCTTTTCTGTTTCAGTTTTAAGTTCTATCACTTGCGTTGCACGGGCTTCTGTTTCAGTAGCGATAGCCTCTCTCGTTACTGTAATTTCTGCTTTTCGATCCCCATTTTCTTTACGCCAGCGCTTAGAGTCTGCATCAATAGTTAAAGAGTTTATAATTGATGCCGTCGAGTTTGATATTGAATCTCCAGCTATCTCCTCAAGCCTTTTATTTGCATCAACTACATTTTCATTTAATTCTTTAAATACCTCAGACTCCTCAATGCCTTTTTTAACTTCATCAGCAATCCAATCAACATCCGTGCTGGACTCCCCTAAAACCCACTCAATCCAGTCCCCCTGATTCCCCGTCTTATCTACCAATCGAGCGCGATAGAAGAAAGACTGTCCTGCTTTCAGGCCCATCTGCTGATAGCTGCGCTGAGGATACGGAATATCAGATAGAAGCATGGCTCCGTCTTCAGCATCTTTATCGTTGTACTGAATCTCAGTTTTAAGGGTATCTTCAGCTCCATCGGGGAAATTCCACGAAAGCTGTATGCCAAAAACTAGCGGATCAGTTTTGAAACCGACCGGCTGCGGCGGCTTCCCTTCTTTACCCTTAAGTTCAGTTTCTAACGAGCTAGCCCATAGCGATGAAATATCACTGGCGTTGATAGCACGAACGCGCACCAAATAACGACCTGCGTAAATACCGGGAACCTCGAAGCCCAGTGCCGACGTGCGCGGGACTGATACCCAGTTACCGTTATCTTTTCGCCACTCAGCCTCATAAGCGATCGCATTCTTCACCGCGTTCCACGTTGCGCGCAGCGTGGTAACGGCTATCCCCTGATTGATGCTCGAGTAGCTGGTAATAAGAACATTTTCTGGTGCCACCTGAACACCCGGAGGAATAACGGAAATGGGACGTTCGTCTATGCGTGCGCCGGTATCAATCCGCGCATATTTGTCCGGGTCATGGTAAGCCCCAACGATGGTGTAGGTGTTGTCGTTGTTGTCTGCAACACTCACAACGCGGTAGAGCTGCACAGCGAGTTCATCTGCATCAACCGCCCATACTGATTCGGCCTGCGGAGTTTCGCTGTAGTTTGTTGTTACGGTGACGAGGCGACCATTTACCGACTGCACCGTTCTTGCATGACTGATACCAGAAGGTAAATTAACGATCAGACGGTCACCGCTCTTAATGTCTGGCTCGCGGTCGAGGCGAACATTTCGCCCTTCAACGCTGCTAATGCGGCCTCCCATAACACGCCCTGAGAGCATCTGATCGGCAACGCCAATAATATGCCCCGGAAACGGGATTAAACCATCGAGTCCCACGGAAAACTCAACCGTTCGATCTTGGCTATTACTCAATAATGCCCAACGGCCACGGCGATTAGCCTCGCTTTGACGCGTACAACCAATGGCCGTGATCTCGGTCTGATTCACCCCATAGCGGCGTACTAATGCATTTTCGAACACCGACTCGACAGCATCGGCATAATGATTGGCAGGGTCTGACCAACCCACCATGGCGGTGGTGTACCGTGTGCGTTCGCTCGAGGCTGAGTAGGCAAACTTCCCATTGATAACGTTGGCGCGTGTGTAGGTGTAATCCAAGTCTCGCGGCATATCTGCCAGTGTCACAATCTGGTTTTGACCGTAACAGGTCATACCGCGGAATATCGCGGCAAAGTCCGTCAGAACGGTCCAAGCATCTTCACGCGACTGAATGTACACATCACACTTAAAGCGTGGCTCCATACCATCCGCGCCACGTCCATCGGGTACCAGCTGATCACAATACTGCGCGATGCGATAAAGCTCCGATTCATCCACCTGCGTGGAGTCAATACGTTGACCTAAACCGTAACGATCAGAGATCAGGATGTCATAGAACACCCATGCAGGGTTATCAGTCCATGCCCACTTAAAGCCCCCCGTCCAGATGCCAGAATATTGCCGCGTGACCGGATCATAATTATCCGGCACTCTTACAATCATCATCTTGGGTCGGCATGTCACTTTGGGGATGTTTTGAAACTGCTTAGCGTTAAATTCTACGTAGAGCAGCGCAGTGTTTGGATAGCGTAATTTGGCATCGATAACTTCAGTGTAAGCCTCAACATTCATCGTATCGGCAATACGACCGCTATTAGCGTTGGCAGTTAGACGGCGAACACGCAACTGCCAGCCGGTTGTCGCTGTGGGTAAGTCGATACGGTGGCTGCGCTCATAAAGCGTTGTCGTTTTACCATCAACCGCAGATTTGAGCACCTCACGATATGCGCCTCCGTCCGTGGCCACATCGATAGCGTATTCAATTTTGTAGCCGTTCACATCGCCGTTATCTTTTTGCTGCTGCAATGCAGGCCAGCCGAACCGCAAACGCACTGCAGATAACTGAGTATTGTTAACCGCACGCACCCACGGCGCCGAGCTCTTAAGTTCGGTGCCAATGGTGATTTCATTCTCAACAGCAGGGACGCCTTTGATATATTCCTGCGATTGGTTACCGGGACGAAATTCCCAACTTACCCCCTCGAAATTCGAGCTACCGTCCTCATTAGTGAGCGGCGTTCCATCTAGGAAAATATTGGTACCATCGAGGCCACCAGCCCATTCCCCCTCGCCCAACGCGAGCAATATTTTGGCAATGGCCATCGACTGGATACTATCGGGTGATTCCACAGGCGTATGCCCACCACCACCGCCACCTTTATGACCTTTAATCTCATTTATCATATTTCACCCATAAAAAAACCCGCCGTAGCGGGTCTTGTGAATTGATATGTTTATTGCTGATCTTCGGTATATATCCCAGCGGAAATAACTGCCCCGCCGATCTCTCGCTCACCATAACCGATGGCAACCGGATTGCCCTGAGCGGTGCTGTTAACAGGACCACCAAAGGCATAGCTGGGTTTATTGTCTGGATCTTGACGCATTCTAATGCCAGCTTGTTGGGGGGATAGCATTTGGACTACACCGCCGAGCGCCATAGATGCGCCTGTTAGAGCCAAAGCACCGCCCCACACCCCCGTGCTTGCAAAAGCGCCAGCCAGTGTTCCGCCACTAAAAAATGTTGCAGCACCTATTAGCGCTACACCAAGAATTGTTTGAAAGAGTCCTGCGCGCTTACTCCCTATAATTACAGGCACAAGATGTATGTCATCTGTACCTTTAGTTAGTTCTAGTTCATCCTCTTTGATATTTCTTTTTCCAACAAACACCGCAAAGGTTAATCCACGCTTGTGCGCTGCCAGCATATAATGCTCAAAGTTAGGTAACAGATTTTTTGCTGCGCTGATCATCTTTGTAGCGCTATGTGCTCGATATTTAAAGTCACGCCCAAATTCAGCAATAAGTGGGCCATGAAAGCGCAGAGTACGTAAAGAAGCCTCAGTAAACGCCATGCTTAACTCCCATAAAAAAACCCGCCGTAGCGGGTCTTGTTTTAGTTATTCTTAGGCGTTGAATAACCCTCTAGATTGAACTTGAACTGCCTAGGACCAGCCTGATAAAAATTAGCCTCAAGCATTAGTTTTTTGTGCGTTTGAATATTTTTTATGAATGATGGTGCGTTTCCTATAAATAGCACGTCAGAACGACCATTGGCTGCAGTATTTACTTCGTACTTCTGAATTTTTTCACTATCAAATTTTACTGAAATACTACAGCCATCAATAGATGCACAACTAAACTGTCCCTTACTAATCATTAACATAGCTTCAGCCGGTTTGAGATCATCAGCTTTCTGACCGTCTTTTAGTTCTGTTTTCTTAGATCGTAATACTAGGGTCATGCTTGACCCGCCGTTATAAGGAAAATCAAAATTGACGGTATTGTCTGAATCAGTCTGTAGAAACTTCGTTGAAGTTCCTCTCATTTCATCATTATCATAAGAAACAATCCAATCAGCAGCTACTGTTGGAACCGCAATGAATAACAATGCCGCGACTGAAATCTTGCCAAGTTTCATTAATCCATCCTTTTTTTTGTTAATAGAATTCAAAGTAATCCTAACAAGGATTAAGAGTTGAAAAAATAGATGGCTTTAACAAACATTGACGCGGGGGCTAAATAAGATGCTCGTGCCTAACAATTTTCACAGTTCGATCTTTCCAGTACCCCCCATAGGGAACACGCTGACTCAACATGCCGTACATATGATGCAATAGCATTCCATCATCAAGCAAAATACCGGCATGATTCGCGACCGGCGCGGATACCTGCATTATCACCATATCGCCCGGTCTAGGTGGGCCGCTAAACTCACGAAAACCGCATTTGTACCAATTATCCAGATAGAGGTTTTCACGGCCTGACTCCCACCACGGATAATCAACGCGGTAATCATTAAGCGCAATGCCATGCGTTTGCCGGAAGTAGCTCATAACCAGCCCCCAGCAGTCGGTATGTCCCAGCACAAACGCACGACCCACCAGCGGCAATTCCCCACGCGGCATCACGGTGCGTAAGTCCCCTTCAGGATAACTCACGATATGCCACGGTATTGCCATCGCATCACATTGCGCCTTATCCAGCTCACTCGGCTGCGTGGTGGCATCGGGATGACTATGAACAATCCCCGTTACGGCTCCCCATTCTTCTGCTGCAATATAATCCTCTGGAGATAAATGAAACTGCTCCGTGGGATTTTCCGCGATATTACGGCAGGGGAAGTAACGTTCCACGCGTGATTTCTGTGCCACAACGCCACAACACTCAGCTGGATAAACCTCTGCGGCATGGGCCACGATAGCCTGTATCGTTTTCTCTCTCATACTATTGCCTTATCAGTGCTGCACCCGGAAAACCGCCAAACGGCACCGGATTATTTTCACCAAAGCGCTTTTGACAATCGCTGAGTAACCCACCGCATTTATCCTGACTCGGATCATCAACCGGCTGCCCATTCTCATCAAAGTAGCGCGTCCCCGCGTAATCACACCCTTTGCCTGTTCGGTACCAGCCGCGTGAGCACCATGTACACAACGAATGGATCTGGCGCGTCGGTATTTGCAAGCCACGTAAATCAGCCGGGCTCGCCAGCTCAAACTCAACGGTTTCATCGTTTTCGAGTGACTTACGGTCGATATAGTAAACTTGTTTTTTTTCCTGCTCGGGATCGGCGGTTGGGTTGCCTTCGGGGAAGTTCTTAGCATCGAGGTAGTGAACCATCGTGTCATGGATGGTCACTTTAGCCTGTGCCATATCATCAAAGCGCAGACATAACGCCGTGATAAGCCCGTCAATATTGGACACGCTCAGCGTCGGCTGTGCGGCCTGTCCATCCGTGGACATTTCCAGCCCCTCAACCTGCACCGACCATGGGCCATACTCATTCCCCTGCCACCAGATAGATTTCGCGGACAGCTTGTTTTCATCCCCACCGGCTGCGATAAGCTCCTTTTCTGAGTAGGGAAGCGTACAACTGTGAAACCGCAACACATCAGCACCAAAGGCCGAACCATCAACCTCAAACAGCCGGACTTTATCGCCCGGCTCTAATTTTTGAATGTCTGCATTAATCATGGATGAAATGCCTGTATGAAAGTGGCGGAAAGCGAGAAGTTGCCGCCGCCGAGCGCGTTCGGCTTGTACTGCTCACAGCGGTAAAGTCCCAAGGGAGATAACGGCGGTTTCCATTGAAAAGACGTTCGACCGGCATGCCGATCGAGGAACGCCGCGATCGCTGCGATATAAGCCTCACTTCCCACAAAATTAAGATCCCAATTCTGGGTGCGAAAATTAATTCCATCCCCTGCCACCTGCGCGTACCCGTCCCCGAACTGCGCTTTACGTATTCGGAAAGTTGCATCCGCTGCCGCGTTGGTGCGTGGACTCCACTGAAATGTTTCGATAGCCATCAGCGCCCCTTTATCGCTCGTTGAATAGTTCCACCTGGTCGCAGGTCCCGATCGCGCAATGTGCGGTATCGCTGATCGACATAACGACCAATATCAGCCCCAAACTGCTCATAGCCCACAGAAGCTTGGGTCGCCGTATTTCCTGTGCCATCAATATGGATATGAACCTGTGGCGCGGCGCTCACGGTTTGCTGATTAGTTTCGACCGTACCGCGAACACCAAGAACACCATCAGCGCCACGCTTCAGCGGCATGATGGCTTCTTCCCCCGCTTCGCCCATAAGCCCCGCGCCTTTTGCGAAAGCAAACGTAGTGGGACGATCGACAATTTGCCCACTAAAGGCACTCAGCGACGGCGACGCATACACGCCCCCTTTGGCATTAGGAACATAGTTTTGCCAGCCAGTCCCCATCCCCATATCGCCCGTAGCACCACCGGAGCCGCTCGCCGCGCCACCGGCTGCTGCACCTGCAGCACTCATACCAATACCAAACAGGGATGAAAGCAGGCTGGATGCCGCCATGCGGGTCTGAATTTTGATGAGGTCAGCGATAACCGACGTAGCAAAGCTGCTGAAATTGAACTTACCCGTTGTGGCAAAGGTCGCGACACCATCAGCCATGGCATCAAAACTACTGACAGCCAAATCGCGCATCTGCGCATACGCATTTTTGGAGGTTGTTACCCAATCGGATACCCCTTTGCGGAATCCTAAAGAATAGCTTCCCTCCGCTTTAGCGCGTTCATCGGCGCTACTGCGTACAATGTCGAGTTGCTTTTGCTGTTCACTAGCTAAAAATGCTGTCTGCTGGGCGTAAAGGGCTGAGTTTTTATCTGTCACCTCCTGCTCTAGCTGCACGCGGCGCTGGGTAAAATCCTCGCGGATCTTTTGCTCCTCGAGCATTTGCTCATAGGCAGGCTGAGATAAGCTCATTTCCGCCAATTTGTTGGATTGCTCAAGCTGGAGCGAAGAAGTTTGCTTAACAGCATCCCGAGTTTGTTCCTGCAACTTCACGGCAAGCTGGCGCTGCTGGTTGGCTTTTTCCAGCGAGACGTTTTCTTGCAGTTGTGCGCTGAGTTGATCTTTCACCGCCAGCACGCTCTTCTGGCCAGCGGTCAACTGCTTGCCTTGATAGCTTGCAATCTCTTGCTTAAAGGCCACCAGCTTGCGCTCAGAATCCGTGAGCTTGTCGGCTTCTGACTGCTGGCTGCGTAATACGGCGGCTTGTTCTTGGAGTTGCTGAAGACGCTTCGCGCCTTCATTTTCACTAAACGCTTTGGGTTTCACGCCATACTGTTTGTTAATGCCACGTAAAGCTTGCTGATATTCATCAGCCGTCAATTTCCCCGCTTTATAACGAGCAGTGATTTCCGTGGTAAGTCGTGTCTGCTCTTTACGAGGATCTGCACCCGCTTTTATCGCCGCGGAAATCTCATTCTCTGCTTTGAGTTGTGCTCGTGCATGGGCCTGCGCTTTCTGTGCCTGAGCTTGCCGCTCTTCGGCCTGTTTTTTTGCCTCCTGAGCGGGTTTATCCGACACATCTATTTTTACACCAGCGGCAGCGGCTTGCGCCTGAGCGGTCGCTAATCGAGCCTGACTGATAATGCTAAATGCATCTGATACGCTGGTCTTCAGGGACTTCCATGCGCCCTCGAGCGCACCCACATCACTTTCTTGCGCTTTGACCTTTTGGTTAGCGTCTTCAAGAACCGCTTTTTGTAAGATCCCGCTGGCTTCGGTTTCTTTACCTTGACGGCTTAACGTAGCGATCTGCTCAATTAAGGTGCTATTGAAAATAACGCCCTGATCGGTCAAGTCAGACATGGCTTTAAGAGGGTCATTACGCAGGCTTGTCAGCCGGTTCACTAATTCGTCTGAACTGGCCCCCATTTCCTCTAAGCGCGTTCCCAGCGTCGCAACCTGTTCGAGCATATCCCCCGCAAATCCCGCACTCACTGCCGCCGATACCGCTTTAACTGCGCCTTGCGTTCCCCCTAAACGATCGGTTAATAGCCGTAGTTGGTTAACGGTCAATCCCGCCGTATTACCACTCTTCAATAAGGCATTATTAAATGACTGCGTCTCAGCTTCAGTGCGTTGATACGCGGTATACAGAGCGGTGGCCGCAGACACTGCCACCATGATCCCTAGCCCTACGGGACCACCGAGCAAACTCATTGCGCTACGCATTAATCCGGTACTGACCGCCGCCGCGCGCGCAGAAAATGAGACTTTCTGGTTAGCCACACTTATCTGATTGAGCGAACTCAGAAGTTGCGTTTTCCCCGCAGCCTCACTCACATCGGCTGCCAAGACAGCCTTGGACGCCGTAGCCATTTGTTGTTTGGCCTTAGTCTCGGCAAGATCCGCCTCTCTGACCTGCCGATTGATTTTGACGTACTCATCCTGATAGCTAACCGCAAGGCCGTATTGCTGGTTAACCTGTGTCTGAGCGGCATAAAACCGCGCTAACTCCTGCGCCTGCTCTCGGGATGCCTGCGCACTTTCGCGACTACGTTTCGCCGTGGCCATCTGCGCTTGCGCTTGCGTTCGCGCCGCTTGTGCGTTTTCAATCTGCTTGCTGGCAGCCTCGGCGCTGGCCTGCGCGGAGACCCGCGCCAGCTCACGCTGAGAATCCCAGCTAACAGACAACTTATCGAACCCGGTGAGCGTTCGCTCAATGCTCGGGATCAAGGCATTGGCGAGCGTACCTGCAGCAACGTTGCTACCCGATGCAAAACTGCTCACGATAGTACGGATCTGCTCAAATCCGCCGCCTGATTGACTCAGCGCATCAGATAATGAGCGAATTTGAACGCCGGTATTACGCGCCTGCGCGCCGGTTTGTGCCAATACCACGCTGGTTTTAGCCGACTCTTGCTGCGCCTTGGCGGTGAAACTTTTCGACGCGGTTTCTGCGCTGCGGTATGCGTCCACAATCTGCGACTTAAATCCTGCCGAGTTGAGGTGGAGCGCGACCGCTAAACTGGCAACATCACTCATAGGTTTAATTTCCTCATGACATCCGCACACTGCGCCTCAACATCACTTTTCAGTAACGCTGGTAAAGGGGGCTCGGTTTCGGTGTGTGGGTTTTCTGGCGGGGCAAGATCGTCAAGTGCAAAGAACGCACGCCAATGTTGCAAAATGCTGGCAGGCAACGCGGCAATTTTTCTCGGGTCTGCCTCCCCCCAACGATCGGCTAATGTGAATATCAGCCGAAGCAGAGGGGAGTCGGTTAGTTTTTTTGCGCTTCCTCCAGCGTGCCGTAACTGTGGCGCTGGACTAATAGGCTGGCATCGAGCAGCGCGGTATTTGCGTGAGCACGCAGTAGCTCATCGGCGGTCGGCAACTGTTCAGCGGGAATAGCTACCCCTGTCTCATCAACAATGGCGCTTAACACTAACTCAGCACCGAGCAGGCTGGTTGCGTGCGCATCCTCTTTATCTTGTAGTGTCTTAAGCTTTGCCTCGTAGTCATAAAGCTCGCCCAATGTCAGTTGGCGAATAGAGACGTTTGCGCCAAACAGCTGGCAGGCAAGAATATTGGCTGAAGGGGTGAGCAACGCCGTTTTCAGGTTTTTCATAGCATGTCCTTGATATAAAAAACGGCCCGTAGGCCGCATAAGAGATTAGGAAATCGCGATAACCGCGTCCGAGCTGGTGACCGGCATTAGTGCCGCAGAGGAAATCACCACGTGATAGGTTCCTGCATCGCTCGCCGTGACGGACGCTTTGGTCAGCGTATTCGCGTTGGCACCCGGTACCGCTTTGCCGTCTTTAAACCACTGATAAGACAGTGCCGCGCCGTCGCTTGCCGAGGCGGTGACTGATAAATTCAACGCATCGCCTACCGCCAGTGTTGCGCCAGTAGGTTGAGCCGATACGTTGATCACGGCTTTGGGACCACACCCCACTTCAGGTTGTTTTGTTTACCCTGTACGGTGATCTGGATAACCTCACTTGCCGGAGCGGTGATTTCGTTCATCTGCCAACCGGATAACGCCAGCAGCATTGTGGCCGTTCGGCGGTTCGGTAGCTCAATATAGAACTGCACCGTTTGACGTGCTTCAGCGGCATTTAAGAAATCAGCAAAATCTTCGTTATCCGGATCGTCAACAAAGCCCAGCGATTTTTCAGGCCCCTCCGGTAAATCAGAAATAAATTGTTTGCTGGTATCAATCAGCGTGGTGCAATCCACAAAGCTACCCGTCTGCCCCGTTGCCCCCAGCGCCTTACAGTTAATCAGCGGTTTTAACGCGGCAACATCGGCGCCTACCACGCCCCATTTCACCACGGTACCCGCAGGCAGCATGGCGTATTCTGGCGAAGTTTTTTTATCATCAGCCATTGTTTTCTCTCTTCATTTGGTTGGTATAGCGAGTGCTATTGGTTTTGTTCAATACCGGCGCGTAACTCGACGGCGAGAACGCGAAGAATGCGGGATTTGTTGTAATCCATGGCAGGACGGATAAACGGCGCTGCCACCTGTTTGATGGTGCCGAACTCTTGCGCCAGCGCTTTCATATGGTGCTTTTTGCTGGGGCCGACTCTCAGCGTAATCACCGTAAGATACTTCTCATCATTCATGCGGCTGGTACTGCGGATTTTGATGGTATCGCGCATGTGCTCACCGGCGCTGGCGTCGTCAAATCCAGCGTGCGCTTTCATGTCTTCCAGTACCGGAGCCAATGCTTCGCGCCCCGCGTTACGCATTACTTTGACGGCCTTATCTCCCATGGCCAATAATTGCCGCTCAAGCTCCTGCAATCCTTTCACCTCGATAGTGATCATGGGGAAACCTCGGCATACGTAATGAAATACTCCCGTAAGAGATCATAGAGTTGCTGGTTACTGGTTTGCGGGGTCGGTGTTTCTCGTAGGTTTCCGCGCTCGACATACTGAACAGGAAAATCGGCAATAAAGCCGTGGCGTATCGCCTGCCACTTTCCCCAAATCTGCCGATCTAACGTTTTCAATCGCGTGTAATCATTAAGAATAATGATGCGTATCTGAAAACGCGCACGCACTACCGAGGTCCGCACAAGCCCTGTTTCAAGCGGTGGATCGGACACACATTGATAGGTGATCCCCTCAACCACATCCGCAGGGAGCAATAAGGGATAAACCGACAGGCCAGTGAGCGCTTCCAGTTCGGTTTTAATGGCTAGTTCTATCATGACGAATATCTGCCTCCGCCGTAATGATGAGCCGATCGACCTGCGTGCGATCGGTTGAGCGCACCGTGAAGAACTGCTGCCCAAAAACAACCTGCCAATCCTGCGCAACATCCGTGCGGGGCCGTAGCGTAAATTGATAGGTCTGGACAACCTGCTGTTGGTCGGAGGTGCGGATCTTGCGATCGGAAATCGGTTCAACCTTTGCCCATGGCTTTGCCACGTCTACCGGCTCATCCGGCAACGGCTCCCCGAGAGGGCCACGCCGTTGCTCAATCCGCCTCAATGTAATGCGTTTATTCAGCTCGCCAGCTGAAAGAGGCTTCATAGACCATAAATCCGATAAGGTTGAAGCAGTGCTTGAACGGCAATCGGCATCTCAGCAACAGTTTCACCGACAACAACACCTTCACGATTGCTATACCACTGACTGACACACAGTAATATGGCGGCCTTTATTGCATCATTTAACAACATACCGTCAGGGTTATCGCTGTAGCCGGGAGAATCAGCAGATGGGTAGAGTTGCCGCCTTGTCCATGTTTGAACGTAACTGACTGCTGCCTCCGTATATACCGTCAATAGTTGATCATCGCTGGTAAAGTCAGAGTCGATTCGGCAATGTGATTTGACCAATTCAAGATCAATCATGTTGCCCCCTTATTTTTTGCCCTTCTTGCCTTTGTCACTATTTACGGCCTCTAAAGGTTCCGCAGCATCCATTATTTCTACTTCCACTGCATACCCTTTACGCTCTAATTCCCGCCCATGTTGTTCATGGGTTTCGAACTCTCGCCCCTCAACCACAACATCGCCGCCAATATAAATCGGCTTAATCGCTTTAAGTTTCATCTTGATACCTTTATGAAAAACGGCCCGGAGGCCGTCTATTGATCATGATTTGAGTTATGCGCCACCGGTTGGTGGGGTTGGAACGGTAAAGGAGCCATACACAAAGGCCTCAGGACGCTTGAGGGCTAACGCTAAGCGCTCTTCGCAGCGGATAGTGATCATATTCTTCTCAAAGTCATCGGCGTTTTCGGTACTGATGACAACATTAGTTTCTTCACGATCAAACAGTTGTGCCCCCGCATTAAATGCCCCCGTTAGGAATTTACCTTTGAAGGCGGCGGCCTCAGTCGCCACAACAGGCAATCCCCACAAGGTTGGACCAGTGAGCGCCGCAGGGTTAGCTAAAATGTAGCGACCCAGCGTGTCCTTAGTCAGTTCGATCTTAGCCCAATCGATAAAGTGGAGAACGTGGCCAGAGGCAGGGAAACGCGCGAGTTGCGCTTGCAGCATCGCAAGACGTAAATCATCAATGCCATTTTGCTGTTCAACCTCAAAGGCCGCCGCATAAGCCGAGGCTTGAGGAATAATGCCTTCGAGGTGCGCCCCAGTCCCATCACCGAACAGAATTTCTTGTTCTTCAACGTATTTCAGACCGTAACGCATTTCCGCATCGACGGTAGATTGCAATTGAGCAAAGTCATCAAGGATTTGTTTGGAGGCTTTAAACAAATGCGCAATGGTACGTACAGGCGTGATTTTCTCAGCAAATTGGATATCGCTGTAAGGTTTAGCGGTATTTTCAGCTACAACAGAAGCTTTGTTAGTAAAACCTGTTTGTTGAACCCAGTAGATGGTATTCGAAATCGTTTTACCCGGCGCAATCAGATCTCGAATAAATAAGCGCTGCTTAGGTGCGGTATCAATCCCCGGCAAACGCTGCGGTGCAACGATTTGCCCCGGAACATCTGTTGAGATTAATGCGGCATTGACGGGGATACTGACACGCTTATTTCCCTCAACACTGGCAGCAAATGCTTTCATTGCCTCGGCGCTAATGACCTGCTGACCTACAGACTCAATCACATCACGCGCATTGGACAACGGCATTTGTGCGACATGCTGCTCAAGTTCACCCAGTGATGCCTTTAATGTTTTTTCAGCTTCACGCATTGCGTTCAGCTCCGAGGCCATTTTATCCACAGAATCTTTCGTTTCTGCAGAGAGCTGCCCTGACTTCTTCGCTTCTTTCAGCGCATCTTCTGCTTTGGCATTGAATTTGCTGGTTGCATCTTCAATAGACGCGGTGACTTTTTTTAGGATTTCATTTACTTCAGACATAAAAACTCCGTTATTTGCATGCGTTCGCTAGGCCGTCAAGTGCGGCACCTAGCTGAGCTAAAGTTTCAGGTGAGGGTTGTGCGGCAGCGCTCGGCATGCCATCGGAATTGGATGTAGCGCTCGGCGTACCTCCAGATAAGGCTTTAATCAGTTTTCGGCGTTCAGAGCGCGGTGTATTGGTTTTCGCTAGCAAGGCATCGAGTTTGCGTAATGCTGCGGCAGGCGAGTCATCACCATCAATGACGGAATCAGCGGAAAGTAGGCTATCAGCCAGCCCTTTATCAATGGCATCACTTCCACCAATATAGCTTTCTGCATCCATTAATTTATGGATGGTGGTTTCATCCATACCAGAACGAGCAGCGTAAATATCGGCCATGGCATTATCGAAGGGCTCAAGATATTCCGATAATGAGGCAAAGTCGTGGCGGTTTCCCATCGAGGCAACCCAGCAGTTATGGATCATCAGAAAAGCACCGCGCCCAATCTGTACCTCGTCACCAGCCATGGCGATAACTGACGCGGCACTAGCAGCAATACCCAATATTTTTACGGTCACTCGGCCTTGATATTCACGCAGCAGATTGTAGATAGCGAGACCTTCAAACATGTCTCCGCCCGGGGAGTTGATATTGACAGTGACATCGGCGCCATTCATCGTACGAAGCGCTCCAGCGATCCGTTTGGCGGTAACGCCCTCTCCCCAATAATCCTGCCCAATAACATCAAAAACAGAGATGCTATTGTCATCAGTGGATGCTGCTTTTATTCCACCATCCCACCGTTCCAACGCTGAGGGCGCAGGCTCACAAGAAACACCCGCGCAGGGGTGCCCCACCGGAGCCACCGGAAGTCGTGTTTTTTTCATTGAGAATTTAGCTCCTAAGCAGCCTGTTTAAAGGGAGACTGTTCGAAAGGGATATCTGGGAATATTTCGCTATGTAAGCTTCTTATAGCTCTAGCTTGTGTAACAAGATTGCCATTGCGGAGATCTTCTAGCGCTGTCAGGTTAAGTTGAACGGTATAAATATCGCCCCCTGGTATCGGCGGCATATTCTCAAGACGGCGCACATCATTACGACTCATCCAACCATTTTGTAACGCCGTGGTGTAATACGCAGCTCGCCCAGCACTATCAGCACGGAGTAACCCCTCAACCGAGAATTCTGCAAAGTAGTCTTCATCACCATCAAGCAAACAGCGCGCAATCTCTTGCTCTATGTTCACCAATAACGGGCGTAGCGTATTGGTTAAAAAAAGCAGGTTCATCCCTTCAACACTTGATGCCCAACTGCTTTGCTTAGTGGTATGACCGACCATAAACGGCGGGACACGAAACCATCGACACACTTCTTCAATACTGAATGAGCGGCTCTCTAGAAGCTGTGCCGCCTCGGGATTCATTGTTACGTTCTGGTAAGAAAGCTCATTTTCTAACACCATCAATTTTCCGGCATTTTTAGAACCGGCAAACTCTTGAAGGTTTTTACGTAACCGATCACGCTGCTCTTTACTTAAAGCCACTTTGGATGAAAGGAAGCCTGTGCTCTGTAATCCATTTTCGAAAATCTTAGCCGCTGCCTCATCAACAGCCATTGCAGCGCCAATCACATCTTTCCCTGCTTGCATCGGCATCATTCCGCATACCCCATCAAGCCCAAAGCCTCGGATATGCATCATTCTATCGGGCGCTATATCCCGCTTAGCGCCGTTTTCGGTATAGGTGTATTGCAGTAATCCATTATCGCTACGCTTGACCACCATGTTTTGTGGTAAAAGCGGGAGCAGGGCCACCAGCTTTTTGCCAATTATCTTTTTTTCGACAAAAGCGTTACCGCGCAAGCAGATGCTGGCCACCACTATCAACATGAAACGTGATGGTGTCATTTCGAGATTCGGACGACGGCATAAAACCTGATAGGCCGCATGCTGCTGAGCAAGCTTTCTAGAACCATCAGCCTCACGTTGATAGACCTTAAGTGGCAGTGTAGAAATTGACTCGCTTAACAATCTGACACAAGCCCACACCGCTGAAAGTTGTATGGCTTTATCTGCCGTAACCACTTTTCCGCTGCTGCTCGCACCAAACCATTCCTGCCAGAACGTGCCATCAGTCAAGCTAATGGGGACGCCGAGCCAATTTAAAAGGGCGCTTTTAACGCGCCCCGGTTCTTTGTTTTTGTTCATCACAGCCCCACCATTATTGGATCATCAAAGAAACCATCGATATCTCCCTCATCCTCATCGTCATCATCCGCAGCACCAATTGCCATTGCCGCCGAAACAATGCCATCAATACGCCCAGTGCTTTTTTTCTTGGCAAAGATACGGTTCTTTTTCTGATCTTCCTCAACAACAGCTGATGCCGCATTCCATCGTAAGCAAGGGTTAAACTTAACCTCTAGCTCAGTTTCATCGAGCAGCCCTTCAAAAAGCTCCAAAGAATGAGGCATCCAAAGACCTGAATCAGCGGCCTTGAAATATCCTTGCCCATGAGGGACAAGAGGAACCATTACGCCAGCCTCTTCAAGTTCAGGCTCGAGGTATTTGATCCGATACTGGTCGAACGCAATTTTTTTAATGTTGAATTTTAGCGCCAACTCAGCAATGCGCTCAGCGACAAAAGCATACTTAATCGCTTTCCCGGGAGGAGCATGAATGAAGCCTTTCCTTAACCATGCATCGTAGGGAACACGGTCAGTTTTCGCCCTCTCCAGCAATGTATCTTTTGGCGTCCAAAACTCCACAAGCAATTTTTTTCTTTTTGGGAAATAGAGTGCTAACGCGGTGAGATCTCGCGTACCCGATAAATCCAGCCCACCTGTACACTCCTCACCATCGAGATCATCGATATCAAAATCATTTTCATGTGCCATCCACACATCACTTCCGATCCATGGGTTCGCTGCGTCTACCCATTCACAAAAGTTTAAGCGCCGGACAATGCTTTCCTTGGCTGGCATGCCGCGAGCTTGAGTGACCTGCTCACGCAAATATTTATCGGTAAATGTGTATCCAAGAGAAGGGTTAGCCTTTCCCCAGCACGATTCATCTTTGAACGGGTCATCCCCCTCATCCAATGAGCAGATGAAACAGAAAAAACTGTCATCTTCAATATCGCCTGCAGCAACCTTTTTCCCGTACTCATGGTAGTCATAACAAACGCTGGTTTTATCATGTCCACTGTTAGTTATAAGAAACATCAGAGCCTGACGGCGGCCTTTTGTCCCAGCTCGCATCATCTCTACAACGGTATTGGTTTTATGCTCGTGAACTTCATCAATAAGTGCACAGTGCGGACGTGGACCAGATTGACCATCATCAGAGCTTATGGGTTTAAAGAATGATCCCGTTTGCAGAAATGCTAAATTCCAGACGTTCAGACCGGTGCCAGATTTAACGATCCGTTGTGATAGCGCCGGTGACTGATCAACCATCGAGACAGCATCACGAAACAAAATCATGGCTTGGTCTTTTTTAGTGGCCGCAGCATAAACCTCAGCACGCGGCTCTTTATCTGCAACAAGACAATAAAGGCCCACGCCACCCGCCAACGGAGACTTTCCCGATCCCTTACCTGATTCGATATAACTCATGCGAAAACGGCGAGTACCGTCTTCGGATTTCCATCCAAATAACGACCCAACGATAAAACATTGCCATGGCAGTAAAATAAAGGGTTTCCCTTCATGCTCCCCGCCATTGAGTTTGAGAACTTTGGCAAAGAAATCGATCGCCCGTTGTGCGGATTCAATATCCCAAACTATGCCGCGAGAGGTTCCCATTTCGAGATCGCATAAATGACGCTTGCAAGCATTACGTATATCTGGCCCGGCAAGGATTTTCCCATCGGTGACATCAGTGGCATATTGCGTGGCGGGATCAAGTACCGAAGAACTCTTCGAGCGGGTCTTTTTCTTTTTCTCCACCATTAACCTGTACCTTTGAACGCGCAGCTGGGGTTAACCCAAATTCAACCAAATAACTCTTAAAGCGCCGATCGGCATCAGCGAGCATGGAAACTGCGGGGTTTGCCTTAATAAGAAATCCACCTTCGGTCTGAACGGTATAAGTGCGTCCTTCATCAGTAATGGTGTTTCTTAGCTGTAGAATATCGGCGTAAATATCGCAGAGACGTTCAAGAGCAAACGTATCCGCAACGGTTAAAATCCCCATGCCGTCCAACAGCACTGTCATCCTTCCCCATGCCGTTTTTCCCCAGTCCGTTAAATGTGCTGGAGGGCTAGGAATTTCTCTTGCTGGCTGAGGTTCTTTCTCGTTGAGTTTTCGTTTGCCCGGATTGCCTGTGACCACTTTTAAGTGAGTGGGTTTTGGGCGTCTTCCGGCCATAATTCCCTCCAGAAAAAAACTTTTCATTTCGCGGTTGTGCACACGAAGCACAAGCGGCGGTCATTTAGCGTGAGAGGGGTGAACTCTTACCCTGCCCCTCCCCAGTGCTTGTTAGCGCCAATCGGCAGCCCATCCTCGTCGCATCCGATAGCATGCCCGCGTTTCTCAATACGTTGCTTGGTCGAGCTGTGATGGCTGGTGCATAGCCCTTGCCAGTTCTTACGATCCCAAAAAAGCTTTTGCGCTTTGGCTATATCTTCACGGTTGCCTGAATGAATAGCTACCTTAAGACGGTGAGGCACAATGTGATCGACGACGGTCGCCGCGCTAATTACGCCTTGCTCTTTGCACATTGCACAGAGTGGATGCAGTTGCAGGAATTCTTTACGCGCTCTATCCCACTTGCTTCCGTAGACTCGTAGACTTTTCATACCTTGCCTTAAATACAAAAACCCCGCTGTCGCGAGGCTTTATATTGAGCGTATGGTGATGTATTAAATTAGATGGGAGTTGGCTTATATTTAAAAATAGCCTCTTCAACATCAGGCATGAGCGGCTCTTTGCCAAAATATCCCACTAAATACATCTCTCCATCATCTGAGATATACTTTTTAATCGTGAATAAAACCTCTCGAAGATGTGGATCTTGCTGATTGGGAATATATCGAAACTCTTGCATACCAGCCTCAACATCCCGCACTTCACCATTCCATCCCTCACCAAACAGCATTACATGTTGCATGAGTTCACCTTGTTATTAATATGAGAGGTAAAAGATTATCACAGGCATTAATTGAATACCTGCTGCAACAACTAGTTATGAGTCACTTCGTTATAAGTGCGCTCACAGGTTTGTCCAGCGCTATAAGCGCGGTCAGCCTCTTTTGCATACTCTCTTGCTGCTTCGTTTGATTCGCTGAGCAACTCGGTAAGCAATATGATGGCTTGAGACTTTGACGCGCTTGCGGCGGCAGCACTGGAAAGCTTGCCGGTTTCACTGTCTGCGAACTGGCCCCTGAGTTGTGAGAGCTGTTGCTGCAACCTGTCAGCAGAGCGCTTAGCATTAATAGCATCAGCTTTAAGCCGTTTGTTATCTTCATCTGCATCTTTAACCGCCTGATCAGCCGCCTGTTGCCTGCGTTGCTCTTCTGCTCGTTCGTCTGCCTGTCGCTGGGCTCGAGCATCAGAATCCGCTTTATCACGCTTCGCCCATTCCAACTGCCAAGATTTATCAGCGCTATCATAGCCGACTGAGTAAGTCCCCCATAACGACAAAGCCACCAGCGCTATTAACGTTAGTGGCTTCCAGTAAATCTTGAGTAAACCAGCAAACGCTCTCATACCATCAACGCCGCCCGCGCTTTGTTGTAACGTACATTGCGATCATTGATACCGTTCAGACCGCCATTAATAATGCGCGTTACGCGGTCAACGTCAGCACCGTAGGCCATGCAGCCTTTCGAGGTGTAGAACCACGCCGCCGAACGTGCAGCTTGTAGCTCTAGCTCGAGCAACTCTGGCTTGGTCACCAAATCAATCTTTAGCGCTGCGCCGCATGCGCGATAGTTATCAAGTCCGGTAATCTGGATAAGGCCACGGCCTCGATACTTCCAACCATCGCCGGAGACTTTATTACCTAAGCGATTGGCATAAACCAAATTGGCGATCGCATCTTGTCGAGCAGATTGCGCTGTCGTTCGTCCGAGAGCATTAGCTTGCTGTTGAGTGATGCGCTTACCAAATACCGCCACCAAAGCACCCGGTGTGTAATTCAGTGATTCAACAACCTGCCGG